CAATGCGATGTGACATTTCGTTTGCCCACCCGATAATGAGAGGCTTTAACACCTTGAAGATGATACTCTCAGGATGACGTCGTAGCCATGCCGCTAAAGGCACTGCCCAACGATGATAACCTAACATGGTTTTAAAGTCAAAGCGACGAGCATATTTGTAGTCGTCTGCTAGAATGCGGTAGCTCAGGTGACCGAGGTGGGCGTAGAGGGTACATAGGACTTTGCCACCTCCGCCTTCTGGTTGTACACCGAAACTTGAACCAAACATAGAACCGAAGGAAGAACCACTTAGGCGTTCCCACGCTTCAGATGCGGATGTAGCGTCCTTGGTGATGTCGAGGATGTTTGAAATCGCGCTGGTCATTTTTTCGTCACTAACCGTATCACTGAAGGCTGACGCGATTTCATTAATAGAGCTATCGAACTCTTCAAAGCCTGTAACTTCTTGTTCGACAGAAGAATCTCTCAGCCCCGTGGCAATAGAACTAACTCGTTCTTGTTCCTGAGCACTGACAACCTCCGTCTCTGACGTTGCTTCAGACCCTGTTTCAACCGTGTCTTCTACACCGGAACCAGTTGTAACGCCAGTGCCACTTTCCGTTCCGACGTTAGTGGAAGATCCTTGACCGACTTCAGTGGAAGATCCTTGACCTACTTCCATTCCTGAACTAGTTCCTGTTTCATCGGTAACATCCTCCGCGTCGGTTGACTGTGCAAACTCTTCGGCTGAGACTTCTTGTCCCGTTTCGTCCGTAGCGGTGTCTTGCGTGGTGCCACTAAAAGTACGTGCAACAGCAGCGGCATCTGAACCTCCAGCTTCCATTGCTGAAGCGGCTTGTACACGCTCACCAAAGATCGCATCAGCAGTTTCGGCAGCAGCCCTTGAACCCATCCGAGCTTGAGCACTTTGTCCCGCCATTTGTGCTCCAGGTCCGCTGATAGCTCCCTTAACTGCCGCAGCTACTTGACTCTGAAGATTACCCTCGTTGCTTAAAGCCAGAAGGCGGGCGTTCTTACTGGCTAAGGCACCACTATCGGATTGTGCTTGATCATACAGTAGCGATTTAAAATTCAAATCGTCATTGACACTGAAGTTAGTTTGTTCGGTGCCTTGTTTGGCGGTGTCTACTACACCATCGGTGTTACCAGTAACGTCCTCGGTGCCTACAGAAGTAGTAGTAGTCTGTTCGTCTAACCAGTTTTCGTCGGTCCAAGTTTGCTTTTGTTCATCGGACCAATTCTGGTGTTTCTGGTCCATTGAATTGCGCCATTCTTGAAACTGTTCTTCAGTCTCAAATCGCGAACGTGCGTTCGATTCAAACTCCGACAAACCCTGTCGAGCAGCCTCTTCCTTTCTAAGACGCTCGGCGTTTACTTCCTCTTCGTTAAGAGTTGTTTCTTGTTCGTTGACATTGGTGTCAGTCCCAAAGTTCTTTGAACCTTCTTCTGCAACTGTACTCTCAGACCATTCTTGAACACCCACGTCGGTATGTACTGTGCCTTCTTCTGTAGTGGTGCCAGTTGAGTTTTCTTCTGAAGACTCATTTACTATACCACCACTCTGTGTGTCTGTGTTACTTACTGTGCCTGTACCGCCTGATTGTGTGAGGCTAGTGTTGGGTTTTTTAGCTATTGGTGGAGTGCTACCTTTGGGCATCATGTTAATACCAGCAGCTAGGTCTGTTTCATCAAAACCAAACTCTTCTGGTTGTGCACCAAATGCGGGTTCTACAGTAGAACCGAAGTCTAGGTCAGAGTCTTCGCCGTGTGCCTCAGGTACTAAAGGCGGTGGAGCTGGAGGATTTAAGTCTGCCGCTCCCGGAGCAGTTGCGGGGTCTAAATCCATACTACCCTCGCGCACAATATCCTCAGGATTTGTACCGCCTAGTTGATTAACAAACTCGTCGACTTCTACCTCAACACCATTAATTAATTTAGTTGCCATTATATTTCTTTAGTTAAAATTAGACTATCACGTTTAAAGCCCAGTTTCGAGAACAAACCAAGAGTTGATTTGCCATATTTCTTCGTACCAAGACTGTAATGTTTGATGCCTCTAGCAACTGCCCAAAGCTCAAAATTATTCAACAACCGCCGAGTGACTCTTATCTGCTGTGGTCGATGCATCAACGCGTAAATATGAAACACCCGGTCTTCTTCGAAAATCGGAGTTGCGTCAAATGCGATCAAAAAGCTAACAAGTTTGTCTTCGTGGTCGTAAGCCACCGCCATGAAGGATTTGTCTTCCTGTCCGGAGAGGTAACATAATCTCTGAATTGTCGATTCGTCGTCAAATTCAAATTTCGTGTTACGTTCCAGCCATTCAAAACCCTTTCGTAGGCTAGGCCAGTGATGGACAATATCCAAAGGACTCGTCAATATTATAATATTCATTTTATGTTACTGTTGCAGATTGTATCAATCCGCGTTTGATTTCTAGTGAAATGGTTGTGTCGCCTCCGCCGCTATCGAACTCGATGTCTTCGGTGAGTCCCTCCAGTCGATCAATTCGACTCTCGAGTTCCCTAAATTTGTTGGATACCTCACGATCCATTAATATTATGGAACGTTGGTCCTCGGGATTCGACAGCTTGATACCTGAAAATAACGATTGCCGTCGCGGTAGAGCTTCATCCGTCTTGGTGTAGGTGGGGTTATTTTTCAGCATCGTCTACTCCGTAGTGTTCTATCACTATGTTGTTGATGGCGCAATCGCGTTGGTCGGTGGTAGGCTTCAACCTGATGTCAAGTTGAGCGTACTTCACGCGTTGACGTATGTTGAAAGCGATGGTCTTGAGGTCGTCAGCAGCAAAAGTCTCTGTGTAGGTGTTGTCGCTCTCGGCATCCTGAGTGGTGTCTTCGTAGCTACGCAACCTAATCTCGACTGTAATCATCCCCGTACCGTTCACCTCAAGGCGCACCGCCGTGACCTCCTTATACCGCATCGAGGAGCCAAATAAGAACTTCTTGGTTTGAAGCCAGATTTCCGTAGCGTCGTCGGTGAGTGTACCCCCGACACCATGTTCGATGATGTCAGTAGAAGCTACGTCGATAACTTTGTAGTCACTAGCGTATGGCACTACGAGATCATGATTCAACACATAGAGTCGCGCCTTCGGGTCTCCTATACCATTCACCCAGTTGCTCAGCGGAGTTCTAATATCGGAATAAGGTTCTAGCTTAATCCTATTACCGCAGAGATACTGCCTAGACCAGAGGTTGTCTTCAAAGTCAAACACCAGTGAATAAAGCTTTACATCATAAACGTCAGAAGCTGTAGCCGCACCTTCTTTCACATAATAGTCTATTACTACCTGATTGTTGAAAGCATCGTACGCTAGTTTAAGAAATCCCGGAAAGCGACCATCGCGATAGGTGTCAGTGAAGTCACTAATGTCTGCTATCAGCCTAAAGCTGTCAAAGTCAAGATCCTGAAAGTTTATAGAATCGCCTACTTCTTGTGAGTTAGCACCTGTGAAAAGTTTGACTTGAAATGTATGGTCTACAGATACAATACCCTGAGGAGTTGCGACAACGGCATTTGGCAACGCGCACGAGTTAACGCCATACAGGTTTTGCACCTGCATTACCAAAGGCAACCCTACATAACTTACCTCGTAAACATTCTGCTCCGTGAAGATGTAGACTTTATCATTAAACTTCGTGATGCCGTTGATGCCGGGAAAGTTACCGTCAAGGGGTCTGGCTTGCTCAAGCACAAAAACGTCAGATTCATTAGTCTGAGTGGGGAAGAATTCATTAATATCCAACAGGTCGGACCAACCGACACTAAACTGCAGTTCAGTTTGATCCAAAGGCCAATGGGGAGTGCCGAAGGCGGGTTCATCCCACTCAGCGTCCCAGCTCTGCTTAAATTGACCTACGAAAAGGTGGTTATAGAAATTCTCTACTGATTGACCGTATGTGGGTCCGTCTCCGACTGAGACAATAGCATCGCCGTTGAAACGGTAGATACGTCCGAACCAGCTAAAGACCAATTGGTTCTGGAAAAAGGTGCGGGAGCAAGGTTCATCCCAACTAGCAATGGTTTGAAGCTGTGCGGTAGTGAAGCGCGTAAAACCAGCGGTATCGCTTTCAAGCTTTACAGTCATGTAGTCATCAACTGCGCCTTGGTCGCCTGATAGATCGGACCCTGCACTGCCACCGAAAATGCCGGGACACCAGAATTGTAAAGTTGTAGTGACTCCGTTTACAGTAATGTCAAATTCTTGACCCTGTACGGTAAGAGAAGCTGAAGCAGTACTATAGGTGGAGCCGCCGTCTTCAGAATATCGTAAAGTTACTCCAGTAATAATATTACTGGTCACTACCATGCTGAAATAATACCTCAACTCGCCGTCGAAATAAGCTTCATCAAGACTATTATTCTTCCAACCTGTAAAATAGTGGCTCTTGAGGGCACCACTATGTAAAGGAAATTCCGTGCCACTTAAAATTTCATATTCCCGGATGTGGTTGAATAGGTTACCTGCCGAAGTATCAGGACCGTCGTCATCACTCTTTGGTTGCTGAGCATAGACCTGTAAAGTAATACTATCGCTAGGATCTTCAGGGTTGAGTAGTGACGCCCCATGAACACCATTGATAATCAAATAAGCATAGTTGCCGCTGAAGCTACCGCTAAACCGCGCTTTGGTAGCTGCACTAACCCACACCCGCTCCAACAGCTTAACCTGATCTGTGGAAATAACATCAGCTTCCCACGTAGCCAAAGGCGGCCACTGTTGTAGCTTGCCTTTAAACGGACGCATGTTTTGCATCTCGGCAAATTGACCGTCTTCAATCAGGTCGTTACGTTCCGATTGGTTTAAACCGCCGAAGCGATTAATGCTAAGTTCACGTTTTGAAGAAGCCATCAGTCTAAAGTTGTGTCAAATTCGTCTTCCATACTTGCGTTCCAGGCCAACGCGCTATCCCATTTGTCACGTAGGAGCCCAGCACTAAGCTGTATACGTTCATCCTCTTTCAAATAGTGTTGGAGTTCAAACATAGCCTGAAACACTATCCAATCGGGGCAATACTCAGTTAGGAAGTTGGTATCGGCATCAACCGCAAGGTCTGCTAACTTCTGATAATAAACTGTGTATAAACCACTCTGTGTTTCAGTGTGTTGTAGATGTAAATTCTGACCAACGACATAAGCAAAATTCCCACCAGCGGTAGCGAGTCGCTCCTTGTCACTTTCGCGCAGCATTTTTACCGATTGATTGTAGCTATCATCAGTAGCTAGGCTGACAAGTTTCTTTACTGCAACACTTGAGCCTGATGGCGCATCCACCATAGCCGTAATAAAATTCGCCGTTCCGTCCGTAAGTGGCAAATACCCTCTGGCAAGGGCGTAATTAAAGTCAACCAACCTCTGTGCTCTCAATAACGCATTATTGATAGATCGTTTCAGGTTGTCAAAGGTGTTGTAAGTAAAATGATCAACGTCTCGGCTGAGCATTCCAGCTATCTGTTGTTGTAGTTCAATGAATGTCATCTAAAGTGTGTGTAAATTATTTACATGAACCAAGGGAAATAGAAGAGAGGGGCCGTGAAGCCCCCCTCAACCAGATCATTCCCCGTCTATTTGCGAGCGTTCTTACCGCCCAAAGCACCAAGGGTCATACCGCCTGTAGTATACTCCTTAGTGGAATTCTTAGAAGTGAAAGCCTTAGTAGGCTTTGCCCCATTGGATAGCTGCTTCGTGGAGGAAACGGGTTTCCCTGAAGAAGTGCTAAACGTTTGATTACGTAGATTTTCCATTTACGCTATCTTTCCTTTGATGATTAGTTTAGTGAGGAATGTAGCAAAAGCCACATCCACAGGGTCCCCCCTATCGGCATCAGTAGCGTCCTCGATGTCGATGGCAATAATGTTATCGCCAGCGTAGTCGGGTTGATACAGATACTTTCCAGGATCAGCATTACTTACACCTTTGATCTGAACCGAGTAAATCTCGTCCATGTCAAAGATGGAGGCAGGTATTTCATTAGTCGTACTACCTGCAGTACCAGTGGATATCGTTACAACCTTCACCAGCAGCTTTTCTTTTCCTGTGTAATCACCCTCGTACCAAGAGTCAGTCACAGTGAAGTCAGTTCGTGCCAGGTCAGCCATTAAGCATAGGATGTGACGTTCTGCAAGAACATATGACTTTCAGGGAAACGAACTTCGAGTCCGGATTCCGTGAGCCATTCGTCCTTGCGGTAATCCGCATCATTAGGTTGACGTTGGGTCAGGAGTGCTGTGTCACGACCGATTACATAGCGATATACAAGATTCTGTACGTCAAGAATCAGCGCGCTGTAGCGTAGCGTTGGGTGTTGTGAGAACAACGGGTGGGTCTTGTAGTACATAGTACCCTGAGACGAACGGTGCTTGATAACGTCCATTCCGTAGGTGTCACTCATCGGAAGATCACTCTGCAACTGAGTCTTCGAACGATACAGCTGGTTAATGGTCTTGAGGAAACCGCTTCCACACAACACAAGCTTTTCGTTGACGGTATTGTTGGTTACACGGAATACGCGTTCAACATAATCGTCATAGAGTGATTCAGTCATCACGCCTGTGGAGTTAGCTATAATGCGCTTTCCGTCGGCTGAGTCAGTAGTCGCACCGTCAACCCCGTAAGGATTGCCGGAGGTCCGTTCCCACTGGCGAAGGAAGTACAAAATACCACCTGTGTGACGAAGTGGTTCGTCGCCGCTAGTGGTATCTTCACCCTTTTCACCAAAGATGTATTGGCGTTCGTGCTCAATCATGTGCTTGACTGAGTGTTCCTTAGCCATATCAGCATAAGCACCGGTGTCATCAAACATGACACTTGTGTTAAGCTTTGTGCCTGACATGGTGAATGGAGTGCGGTGAATCCCGGTGTAGTTAGTAAGCTTCACAGGTTTGTTGTACCGACCTACAGACCTATCAACCGAGCCTTCAAAGGCGGCAGAAGAGAGTATGTCAATACGTTTACCTGAATTAGCACCGTCGTAATCACAAGCAGCACTTAAAGCAGCTACCGGCGTGAAAGCAATACGGTCGTTAGAACCATCAACACCATAGGTGCTAACAGTTCCCTGCAGTTCCATTTCATTCGCGCTGGCATCAAGTACAGTAACTTTGAAAACGTGTCCAGGACGGAACTTTTCTGCTCCACCGGATACAAGTTTCATACCATACGTGGTACCTACAGCAAACGTAATGTTACCGTCAGCAATTGTCCATGTTCCAGTGCCACTAGCATAAGTGGTAGAAGCCAGACCTGTCACGGTCTTATAGAACACGATGGTGGTGGAAATGTCGTCATTGTTGACCCACTGTTCTTCGAGGCGTTTTTCCCACCAAGCGAACTCCGGGTCATCAGTTTCTTCATTCTTCAACATAGTGAGCAACCCCGTCAGAGGCGCAGCACCAGCAGGGTATTGATAAAATACCGCCCTGCGTACGTTTTTGAACCGTTCTGATTCGAACGTTTCTGTGTCTAGCAAACCTAAAATAGCTGCCATAATAATTTCCTATCGAGTCATACTTCTTTTTATAACTTCAAGTCCTTTGTCTTGCCGCGTGGAACTCGATGACTTTCTTGTGGTTCCTACGCTGCCACCCATAGAAGCCCTTGCAGGCTGCTTGCGTGGCGCTTGCTTTTTGGCCGGAGAAGAAGTGAGGTTAACTCCCGCCTGTCGCAAGATACCTATGGCTTGCTTTGCAGCATTGTCCATAGATTCGTCAATCGTTTTAAACTTAATACCTTGTTGATTAAAATTAGCTATCACATTTTCGACAAGCTTACCATGCTTGACTAGTTGTGGATATTTATTCTGAAATCGTTTGTTGATGGAACGGCGTTCAACCTGATTCATTGCATTTTGAATCGGGGCGAGTGCCTGCATGACCGTGTTAATCTTCTGCTGTGCACGGTAGTCCGCCATTCGAACCGCCATACCTACAGTCTTCTTGATCGAAGCGTTGTAAGCGTCCACTCTCTCAGGAGTTCCGTCAATACCGAACAGTCCTTCAAACTGGTCTTTGTCCACTTCGTGAACTCCAAAGTCCTGCCTAAACTGTTGTTCGGTGTATGCTGCTGGTTTAGCCGCTTCTGCTGCTTGTAGTTGGCGGTTGGCTTCAACTGAAGCCTCAACCATCTTCTTAGCAAGCTCATTAACGTCTAGTCCTTGTTGCTGTGCTTGCTGCTGTACGGAGGGGTCTTGTGCCATCTGCTCCACCGTGGGATCTACAGCTGGTGCAGCTTCCTGAGCGGGAGGAGTTGGTGTAGGAGTCTGTCTTTCGGACTCTCTTTGTGATGGCGGTGGAGGGGACGCGGAAGGTCGTTCGGAATCAGGTTTGCTCCAAACTTCTATGCCACGATCCTGTCCACTCTGACCCGACGAAGACCCCTCCTCTACAGGAGTGTCAAGTGTCGTAGTCGGTGTGTCTGTTTCAATCATTGTTCGTTTTCGTTAGGTTTTAAAACAGCTTCATACTGTTCCTTAATTTCTATCAAATAGTTATCTAATAATTCCGGCATTCGATCGCATCCATTAGCGTACGCATTTATAGTACCTTGTGCTATACAACTGTCAAGCGAAATCGCGAATTTATCATTCTTGCGATTGAACCTAGACTCCTCCTCCAGCTGCGTCAAAAGGTATAGGAACACCTTGTTCTGGCGGAGCTGGTTGAATTGGTGTATTAGCGCCCTGAGACTGTCCAAGTCCAAGCTGGGCAAGTTGTTGAGACTGTGCTCGATATCGTCGTGCATTTTTTATACCTCTTGAGGTTAGGATTTCCATTAGTATTTCGTGGATGATCTCTGGAGTGTAACCTAGCATCGCGGCCATCTGCGGGTTCGACATCATAATTTGAAGCAATTCCTGCAGACCTGCGGCGTTTTGCTGACGCTCACTCGGCATAGTACCATCGTAGATGTTAAAGTCAAAGTTTCCTTGAATGTCTTCCCTCGTTACTTCTAAGAAGGAATATATCCCTTGCTGTAAAGATTGGTCAGTTGCGACATTCATACCGCCCATTACCTTCACCAACGTAGGAGCGTCAAGATAACTGCGGTGGTTGGAGATCATATCTCTCCCACACGGCTCGATGGCGGTATACCATATACTGTCGATGATCTTCTTGACCCTAGCGGTTGCGTTAGCGTTGACATTCCTACTCTCAGTGGCGCTGCGGCGTCCACTCATATACTGACCAAGCAGGTTCTCATTAAGTCCAGTGATTTCACGGCCTAAGCTGCTCAACACTTGGACATCATTAAGGTGATTGGACGTTACATCCTGTACGTCAAGCTGTTTAATCCAACGATTCACATCAGACCCCTGTGCAGAGGGCTTCAAGACGATTACTGGGTCTCGGTTTTTTAGTGCTTTGATGTCGATTCCTCTCGGATCCACTACCATTTTATTATCAATAACCTTCCGCACAGAGGTGATGTGAGAATTAATAAACCAGTTGATCGCTTCTTGCATTTTCTCAAGCAAGTCAGGGAGAGCGGGTCCGATATACTCGAGTTCGTCGATTGAATACATAACCGGACGGCATAAAAAGTTATCGTGGCCGTAGGCTAGTTCCACAATCCGGATTATACGGTCGTCGTTAGCATACCATACGAGGTATTTGACTGGGTAGTCTTCGTCGCCAAGTTTCTTACCACCAAACATGGTGTCAGCAGGAATAAGTTCGAGTTCGACTTCGGTGACAATATAAGTGTCTTTGAGGTATTCATTAGAAATATCAGTGGTTTGGGCTGAGTCTGATTTAAAGCTGACTCGACGGTTGCCAATTACCTCTTGGTTTGTATCTTTGACATACTCCATGCCCGATACCGTCGATTGACGTTGAAGTAAATCCAACTTCGATTTACTGTATTCGTCCTCTGTAGCACAGAACTCACCTTCCTGTAAACGATGAAGCGGGAAGCGTGGGTCGGGGAAAAAGCGATAAGGACTTATGCTTACAACTTTGTTACCAAGCCACGTTACACGTTCAACTTCTTCCGTAACAATCTGAGTGGCGCCATCGAGGGACGGCTCACCCAGCAACGAAGAAGAAATATCAGCAGGAAGTTCCATTTCCTCGTCTTCCCAGAAACTATCGCGCTCCCAATCATGCTTGATAATACCGAGGTTGTATTTCGCACAGTTCTGCAACAGCTCAATTAAAACACTTCCTCTAAAGTTAGATTCGTGGAGATCCCGTTCCAGCAACGCCGAGCCAATCTCAGCACCCTTGATATCTTCAATACCGCTACCCTCAAGTTCAAAGATGAATTCCCTTTGGGTCAAAACCATGTGTCCGAAGCTGACAAAAGTATCCACTTGGGAAGCCGTCATCGGGACCACCAACTTACGAGGCTCTTTCCTCTCAGAAGCACGACGATCTTGTTTGTCATCAACCCTGCGGTTTTTAGAAACATCATCGTTGCGGTCCCATTGCTCATAATAGGTACTCATGCGGTCGCGGCTTAATTCAACCAAACTCTTGCAACGATCAAACAACTCCTGAACGTCTGTGTGGAGGTCTTGTTTGTCTAAAACTTTTCTGTGTTCTTCTAACATAATTGGTGTGTGTAAATTATTTACATGAACCCGCGATTGGCGTTCACGGTTTCTCTGACATAAAAGTTAAAATAGAATGTATGGCATCAAGAGCCACAGGAACCATGATAAGAACAAGAGTCATTATGGAACGAGAAGTGAACTTCATCCACGTTTTGATCTCGATGACATCAGATACAAGTCCCTGTTTACCGTTACCATAGAGAGTATGGCGAACATCATTTATTTCCTTTTCGTGTGAAATACACCACAGCTGCGGGTCTATTGGTTTGGTTATGTGATCATGTGGCATAATTATATTCCTTATTACTTGTCTCCAACCTTCGTAAAGTAGAAGCCAAACATTATCTCTGCTAGTGGCCAAATGTTCATAATCATCTGGGCTAGGGTTACCTTCATTATCTTCTGGTCTGTTCCCCCTGTGATCCATCCGAATATTCCTTTTTCTTTATCTACCAGCATTCCTACTTCTGCCTTGAAGTGAACAGCAAACCAGACAATAACAAAACAAACAGTCCCCATGAATAACCAAGCCAAGACTCTTCTGGTGTATTTAGTCCAGTTGTCTGCCTTATCCTTCCCACTGTGAAGCCTCAGCCTAAAGTTGTTCTTCTCAGCCAATGCCTGCAAGTTCATTTCCTTATTGCGGAAGAACCCGTCAATCATCTTCCCGGCAATTACACCAACAATCTTTAAACCACTACCCATGGCCACATTAGCTATGGTCCCAGCTATCATGCTTTATTCACCGTTAAGTTTAAAGTATTAAGAGTTACAGTACCCGTAGCTCCAGTAATAGCTGTAAATACTTCAAGATAATCGTTTGTTTTGAGACTAAATAAACCATTCACAGTACCCACTTCAACATTGGCACCAGTAACGCTTTTACAAGTAAACTCTGTGTCTGCATCAACTGTATCATTTTTACCTATAGCAAGATTTAAAATATGACCATCTACAGAAGCTATCATACTTGCAGAAGCTATTACTCGAACTGTAATAGTAGCCGTGCCGGTGTAAATAAGACGATTACTAGCCGAATCGTCTTCGAATTCGACTTCGAGACCACTTAATGTGGTGGTGCCGGCTGCTTTTACATAAGTACCGTCTACCCCGATTGTCGTAGCAGCCGGTGTACTTACATAAAGGCTACCTACAGCCCTAGCACCTTGAAACTGCAAGAATCCACCAGAGTTATTAGATATCCAAAGGTTACCTTCTGAATCCTCGAACATCTGTCCGGGGGTGGCTGTTACTAAACCTGCAGCTACATCAGCGGCGGTTGCGTCGACTACTTCTAATGTTGGGTCACTCATGGTTAATTTCTTCCTTAATTACTTCTGCTAGGTTAATTGCTGCTATTGTTATCGGATCAGACTCGGGAAAACCGGGTGATTCCTTACGAGCTACGTAACGGGCGAAATAGGCTCTTGAAAGTTGTTCTGACCAAGTTTCCACCTGCTCAGTGTATTCTCCGGGATTACCGCCGCTTTCGCGGAGTGTGGAGGTTTCACCAAACAACACCGGGATGTGGGTGTTGCTAAGAACCGCACACATTGGATCATTGCGAATCGCCAGACGATACTTAGTTTCTTCTTCCTTATCACGCATGAAATAGCGGCATTCGGGGTCATAACCCGTAACCCTCGTTCCAGTAGCATTATCCACGTCTTGTGTCGAGGCTTTGTTGATGTTAACCTCGCCGCTTGCTGTAAACCACCGCTTTTGAACTCGTTCAAACTCAGGGTCTTCCATGACATAGGTGTCGGTATTGATCTCTACATATACCCGATGTTGTGCGTCGGGATAGATTATTTCAGGATTGAGTTTATATTCTGCTTTCATAATTCTTTAAGGTGCGTACTTTAGCTCCTCTATGGAAACAAACTCCCACTTGCTGTTAGAGTTGTAGACTAGGTTGATAGCATCATATCTGTCTAAGGTGTAGTCCTGAGTTAAGACGTTCCATGCGGCTTGGGGGACAACCAGACTGCGCGAGGTATCGGCACTTGGTTCATATATTACCTGTTCCAGATAGTACCGTGTTGTTATCGGCTAAAGTGTTACTGCCGTGGGAGTCGGCCCTTGTCCCACTTGCTTCGTCCAAGTCCCAGTATGCCTCTAGGTCGGTCAGGAAGTTGTTGGCTCCACCAAATGCGTATGGGTTAATAATGTTCATGCTGTGTGCTCGTTTCATTATGGTCTCGTCCCGATCAGCGTGACCTTTAAGCCTGCGCCAGCCACGGAACTACCCACTACATCCACGTTGATACTGATCTCTGCGTCGTCTGCCAAGGCAGCGTCACTGATAACCGCAGGAGTGGCAGCAGTTGTACTGGTCTTCTCTGTGGCATCAATTGTCAGTAGTGTTGAAAGGACTGTCGTTCCTGCTTCCTCAATGTCCACCGTAATAGCCGCTCCCGTGGGGGCGGTCGTTACACTCGCCCGTACATCTGTCAGGGTCAGTGCATACGGCATTCTAAAGTTCACCTTGTCATCTGCTACCGTAAGCGCGGTTGTCTCGTCACTAGCCGCAATCACGAAGCTCTCTGTGGTGTCTGCTACGTTCTCGATGATTAGGCTGTCTGGGCGGATCATTAGTTCAGTATCGCTAACCGCCGTACCAAGGTATCGCTTCTGATCGCCGTCTCCCGAGGTAGGAGTTGTGTCATACACACCAGGTGTTACGCTGTCTAGGTAGTAGTCAGCACCCGCTGTAAAGGTTCCAGTATATATACCACCAATCTGTACAACTAGATCAACGTCACCATCAGCCGCTCCGCCACTAAGCACAATTCCTAGCTGACCGATAGACTTAGCTTCAGTAGTAGCATCGGTCAACCACCACTCGCCATCGCCGCCGGTAGCTTTTAGAAAGACTGACTCACCAACGGTGAGAGCTTCCCCGGCCTCTTGACCTCGTAGTGTATTAAGAAGAGCATCCATAGCATCCCGCATACCAGCTTTAGTGGTAGCAAGCATGAAAGTGTCAATTACTGCGTTTGATATATTGTCGGTCATAGTTTAGATTCCTATTTAAATTTCTTCAGTCGGGAAGTCAGTTTCAATATTCAGCCGCTCGATCTTAATACCTTTCAGCAATGGAAAGACTGCGCCCCATGTTGCCTCGTCGGTTAAAATGTACATACAAACATACCATTTGCCGTTGAGGGCCTGAACGGGTGACAGTCTGGTATTTGATGGAAGCAGTTCGTTTGCCTCAATCATCGCGGCATGATCCGGAGCAACGCCCCTGAACCAGAACTTGTGCAGCATTGTTCGCTGATCGTCCGTGAAGGTTCTGCCGCTGGTGAACAAATCCTTGAAGGTCTGGCGGTTTTCCGGCGACAGATTATTAAAGGTCATTTCCCCTGCGTTTATCAGGGAAATGAATTTGTCACGAAGATCGGTTATAGCACTCATGCGTTTGCAAATGTGTTGAATCCAAGCCTAGTTGCCACCCCGTTGAGAATCCAAGTCAGGGCTGCGGCTTCTGTGTCGGTGAGGCCGGTTGTGATTAGGGATAGGGCGATAGTTGAGTCAGAGAATAGCTCTGCAACACCATCGTTATTCCTTGCGAATATGTAATACTCCACGCTGGAATTGGTAGCGGCAATTGTTGATGTATCAGTTCCGGTTGAGACTCCATTGTTATAAACCTCAACGTCATTTACTGCCCGTCTCGAAACAATAAAACAAGTTCCGGCAGCACCACCGTCAACAATAGCGTCTGAAGCCGGAGCCAGTCCTTCCATCGTGTCGGTTGCAACCTCAAGAATACCCCACGAATCTGTTCCACTTTCTGCCGCCAACTGTGCTCTGCCATCTGTTCCAGCCGCGGTTTGATAAACCCCAAAGCCCTTACTGTCAGCACTAAGCGTATTATCCAATAATCCAGTTTGTAGGAAGTCTGCAACGCCTCCACCCGTCCATCCTGCACCCGCTCCAGCCGCCAAGCTGTCGCCGATCACGAAGTTGTTGTTGGTGAGGGTTGCTGTTAGGCTGGGTGAGTATGATGCCACTAGGTTAGAAACCGTGAAGTCGGTAGGCAGTCCAGTTGTGACATCTGATAAAAATATTAAACTGTTTGCCCCGGCGGTTGCGGTTAATCTAACCGAATACGAACCGGTTGCCGTAACCGTTAGCTCATTTGATTTTGGCGTAGCTGCTGAAAAGCTATCTGTTAGGCGTACAACACACCCTCCGGTCGCAACCACAATATCAAAGGTTATGTCTACATAGTCATTCGTCGTGAAGGCAAACGGCATTGATCCATTATCAGTCCAGCCAGCAATAGAATAGGATGAGTTATCCTGCACCCTAAATCCGGTCTTGGATGCCAATGAAAGGGTATCAACATTAGCACCCGTTGCGTTGCCGCCCATGGGGGTGCTGTCAGCATACTTAACCTTCGCCAGACCCCCTGCAAACGTCACACCAGCCACGGCATATAGCTCTGTCACCTTCGACCAGACTTCCGTTCCCACGTATGGGTATGTTCCCAAGACGCCGCCGTCCAAGTCTCCCTTTGCCGTTCGGATAGCTGCATCCCACGTTTCCTTCACATAAGGCTCGGTATAATTTGCATCAATCGCGCTTAGATCAAACGACCCGCCCAGTGCCTCGGCGCGGGTGAAGTAGTCTAGGGCTGATGGGTCGTAAAGATAATAAGAAATACCCAGATTCCGGTAGTGCCTCTTCAGTTTAACGGAAGCTATAACAACTCCGTCCAGAAATATTTTAGCTACCTTAGGCATTAGTAACCGTAGGTGTAGCTAAGCGTCGTAGACGTAGCCGCGTCGTCATTGCGCTTCCAAGCAACTTCATTGAGATTAGCCCTCAACGGAAGTGTAACGCTACCATTCGCGGGCAGTATTAAAGCACCTCCAGTTTGACCAACATAAGTAATATCAATCGCCACAGCGGGTCCCATTATAGTCACATACGCTGCCGGGGTCGAGTCTAAAGTAACTGCTGTGGCACCGCTCGTTGTTGTGTCTTGTCCCGTACCCCAAACGGCTACGGCGTCTCGTGTAATTTTTAATGACATATTTCCTTAAGGTTTGTGTAAATTAATTAAAGCCACTAATCGCCCCAGTTGAAATCGTCATCGTCGTCTGATATATCGCCGTCCATAGGCTCGTGTCCGATGCCGGAGATCGTCTCGGCTTTGGTGTCAAAGAATACAGGTTCGTTAATGAACATCCGATACATCGCCTCCATCAAGTGGTCGTCCTTGTCCATCGGTTTGTTATCTTTGTCGTAGGTGTAGTGACTTATTTCGTAGAGCCAGCGTTGGCAGTGTGGGCTGACATAAAGACAATTTTCGCGTTGGAAGAGGGCTTCCATGTTACGGATGCCGTGGGATTTGTTCTTCGAACTCTTTTCGACAAACAAACCGTACTTGCAAAATTCTTCCGCGATACAGCTTCCGGTTATAGGATCGTTGATCCATGCGGCGGGTTCGAGTTTGATAGGATTGGCGAGAGTGTAGCCGCGTCGCGTGGTCTTATCATGAACGAGGTCGCAGAGGTCTTCAGTCACCAAACGTACGAAAAGCTCATCGAAGATAAAGTATTGGTTGTGAGGGCTGACCGTCACGAATAGGACAGCGTCGGGGGTTTGAGGGTGGGTGTCAATCGAAAGGTAGACAGGCCAGTCACGCGGAGGGGTTTCATAGTCTACCCAACCGAGGGGTAGCTTCTGCAGGATGTGGCGGTCGAAATCAAATGACTTATAAACCATACCACTCATGGACAAAGGTATCCCTCTGATACGACATTCTTTTTCATCCTCTGTCAGGAGGTCTTCAAATTCTGCAATCTCTTCGGGGCTGAG